AAGTGTGGATGTATAGTGTATACCTACCCGAGCGTTCCTCAAAATCTGTTTTTACAGAAATGTTGGTTGGTACATAAGTCAAGGTACAAACTCCGTGAGTCATTGAGTATACGACTCACATTGTGTTTTATTTGTTTTACTCGGAAATATTTGTTACACTGGGTTCTGCTTGCCCAACAAGAAGCAAACAATTAATCTCTGTTATAGATGTGGAATCTTATCAGAGCCTACCCACCGCGACTGTGAATGTCGCTCTGTAGTACAATCGACTGATATTATATCAGCCCCAATGACCGAAATGAATCCGGAAGGGGACGATGTGCGTGCTGAAATTATTCGGTTTACCGATGATATGCATGGTGAGACAAATGATCTCTCCCAAACTACGTCAAGAGCATTGGCTGTCGGACAAGATGTTACTGCATCACTTGGACGCTATTTAGAGCGTCCGGTTAAGATAGCAGCTTACACTTGGTCGACTTCAACTTTTTCTCAAAGTTTACAGCCTTGGGATCTGTTTACACAGAACCCATATGTTCTAACGAAGTTGCATTATTTCAGTCGTATTCGTGCAAACCTGAAAATTCGTGTGACTCTGAATGGGTCATCATTCAATTATGGTATGCTTCGAATGTACTACAAACCTATGAATAAGGGAACCACCTCGACGAATTATATTCGTCTGACGGCATCTCAGTTGCCTGGCGTCTACATAGAGCCACAAAAAGCAACTACTGTTGAGATGACGCTCCCTTTCATTTGGCCTGGAGAGTGGCTAAACCTAAACTCCCAATCTGAAATGCAAACTATGGGTACTCTATATTTTCAAGAGTATTCAGCTTTACAAGGAGCCTCTGGTTCCGTATCCGACATTACTTTGTCGGTGTTTGCATATATGACAGACATTGAAATGGCTGGTCCAACAATTGGATTAGCTGTTCAAAGTAAGGACGAATATGAAGATAAGTCTGGGACCATTTCTGGTCCGTTGACAACAATTGCAAATATTGCAGGTTTGTTGACACCAGCCCCTGTTATAGGGCCTTTTGCTCTGGCAACACAGATAGCTACCAATGCTGGTGCTTCTATTGCTAGACTTTTTGGATATTCTAATCCTCCTATCATTGACGATGTCATGCCATATCACCCCAAGGCATTTCATGCCTTTGCGAATTCGGAGACGAGAATGCCTCTCGATCGCTTGTGTTTAGATCCAAAGAATGAGGTGACCATTGATGGCACCACAGCTGGATTTGCTGCAGAAGACTCACTAACTTTTGCCAATACTATTGGAAGAGAAAGTTGGGTCAATAAAACAACGTGGGATTATTCCATTTCAAGTGGAACTGATCTCATAATTGCTAATGTAGCTCCAGCTCATAGAAATACCACAGCGATCACGGGGGCATCCGAACTCGTGTTTACACCATCAGCTTATTTTGGAAAGATGTTCAAATACTGGCGAGGTTCCATGATTTACAAGATAAAGTTTGTGAAAACAAGCTTTCATCGAGGAAAAGTCATGGTTTCCTGGGACCCAAATAAGATCTTGTATGGGAATAGCGATATTGAAGCCGCTGTTTTTACCAATATCATTGACATCAGTGTTGAAGATGAAGTGGAAATTACGGTGCCATACAAGGCATCTCTCCCATATCTTGAACTAACTCCTGCTGTATGTGTCTCGTCAACAACTCCAACAAATCCCATGACGTTATTGCAACATAATGGGCAATTGGTTGTTCGAGTGTTGAATGTTATTGCCGGCCCTACTGCTACGCCATCTATTGATGTGCATATGTTTGTACGGCCAGGACCTGATATGGAATATATTGTTCCAATCAATCTTACAGACAACCTGACAACCAATCCTGTGCAATCATCAGATTTTACTGATGAGCAAATCAAGCCAGGTGGCGATATGTGTAAACTCACCGTTGGTGAATCATATGTTTCACTTCGACCACTATTGCACAGAACTTCATATTACTGTACCCAACCTTTAGGCCAATACCTGACAGGTGCAAGCACTTATGTGACTGCAGGACAACAGTTTACAGCCAATGCTTTTCCGCGTGTGCCATTGAATTATGGTTTCACGGATTACGGATTTAATTGGGCTAATGAAGTTGTTGGAGTTGGGAATTCACCGTTTAACTATGTTGCGGTGCATCCCATGCGGTACGTATTGAATTGTTTTCTTGCGTATCGCGGTTCAACGAATGTACATTTCAATTCGATTGAACCTCCTGGATTTGACATTGATTCTTTGTCTGTTGAGCGTTATTATAGCTCACTGATTCAGAACCCGACGACACAAAATAGAAATCGTGTCACTGTCACAGCTGGTTTTGATCAACCTTCATCGGTTGGTCGAATCACTGTTACGACAACGGGTCAATATCCACGAAAGGGTTGGGGACAAGGTGGACTATCCTTGACCAACACAACCACACAGTCAGCTCTATCTGTAAATGTACCTCAACAGGTATTTACAAAATTTATTTTGACAGATGAGGCGGATCTTGAATCCGCATATGATGGAGGTCGCCCTCAGGACGATTTTATCATGCTTCACTCCAATTTCATAACCACCACTGCTGGTGCGTCGAATCAACCTTGGCCTTCGGTCGAGGTTTTCTATGGAGCGGGCGTTGATTTTCAACCATATTTCTTTCTGTGTTGTCCACCAATGTACGATTATGGGGAACCAAACCCTGTGAATACGTACACACCTTAAATATACTACAACATGCTCGGTGTGTTGTGGGGCTTATTTTTAAGCCTTTAAAACCTCGTAAGCGAC